AGTAATCTTCTGTTGCTTTTGATAAAGCTTCTTGACCAACTTCTTGAAAACCTTCAACTAAATTAGCTTTGAAATAATTACCTGCAAGTTTTCCCCATTGTTTTGGGCTCTTTAAAGCTTTCAGTGAGTTTTTAATACTAACATCTTCTAGAGTATAAGCAGCCTCTGCAGCTTTCTTACCTGGATTAAATATGATTTGTTTCTCTCTACCTACAGTTCCAATAACTCCTCCAAACTTAGGGATACCTTTTAAGAAACCAGCTCTTGTAATAGAAGGAAAAGCAATTTTATTTGAATAGAATACTAATCCAGTATTCCACATTGTATTAGCAAAACCATTATCTTTTGCTTGTTGCATCATTCTTACCTGCTCATCATCAGAAGGAACTTCTCCAGTTTTTGCATAATGTTCATCATACAGTTTTTTGTAAGTTGCTTGTTCTGAAAAACCACCTTCAAGCCTACCTTCAGATAAAGCCATGTTAATATTTTTAACATCATGCCAGAAAGCACCAACAGATCTAGCAGAACGTGCTAAACTTGTTATGTCTCCCATATCTTTCCAACCTCTGATTAAATCAGTTGTATTATCTAAAGGATTTAATCCATTTGCTAATTTACTACCAGCATTTGTCCAAAAACTTTTTGCACTACTTATGTTAGACAAACTTTTCAAAGAACTTGCAATTTTACCCATGTTCTTAGCTGTGTTAAACAAAGCTCCTGGTAATTTTGCTAAACTTTTTACTGTACCTGTAATACCACCAATTGCCGCTCCTGGAATAGCTCCAAAACCACCTTCAGCAAAACCCACAGCTCCTCCAATAATTGCACCTTCAACTAATCCTTCTGCAAGAATACCTACAGAATAAGCAGCTGAATTTTGCAAGTTAGTCATGAATCCTCCAAGACCACCTTTGGTAGAATTACCAATAGCATTAAAGTACTCATAATCTCTTGCTTCTTGCTGATTAGCTCCAACATCACCATGACCTAGCATTTTAGCATATGAATTAACAGGACTCATAAATCCTAATTTAATCATTGGCCAAGCAGCATGAGTCATCATTCTTTTCCAGTCATCAAACTGAGTTGTATTTTGATTATACCATGTTTCTGTATCTGAAGTTGGATCAAAACCTAGTTTATTATATGTCTTTTCTCCATATCCACTATATCTTGCTTTGAAGGAACCACTACCAGGAGAGTTATCAAATGAATACATTTTACCATATGCATTTGGATCATGAGAATTATTAAATAAATTCTGCATGAAATCTGCTTGAGCTTTACTACTTGTACCAGGTGTAGCAACTCTTTGATTTAATTTTGCAGAATATGTGGGAGATGAACCTACAGTAAAATCCTTAGTAGCATAAGTTCTATTTGGAATACTTGATCCACCAGGTAATTGTTGTATATCTGTTGGTAATGGAGCTAAAGGTGTATATTCTGTAAGTCCTGATTTTACTGGTCCTGTAAATGTATTAATATCCGTTAACCCATTTAATCCATCTTGTGGTATAGTGTTTTCTGCCATAATTATTAATGTTTCCAACCAAAGTTTTTAGGTATATATCCAAGTGCTTTTTCAGCATTTCTCATTGCATCAGTATTACCAGTTGCATGAAACTCTTTATATTTTGCTAAATTTTTTTGAATTCTTATTGCCATTTGTTGATTTGCTTGATATACAAGTTGATCAACATTATTTCCTAATTGTTCTGAACTAAGTATAGAACTATTAGATATCAATCTACCATCTGGACCAAGTTCATTAAATGTAATATTAGCTCTGTATGACTCATCACCCATTTTCTCTATAGTGTAGCGTCCTGCATTACTTGGATCTTTATAGTTAAGTCTTCCATCAGGAGAACTGTTTATAATAGATTGAACAGGTGTTGTTATATTACCTTTAAACAAACTATTTTTCCATTCATGTCTAGGAGCAACAAAAGTAATTCCTTCACCAACAATTTTGTTTACAATTTCATTATCAACTTTACCCTTGTCATCTTTAAAGAATTTTTCAGCAAAACTTCTAGGAACTTTAACAGTCATTGAACCAAGATTTTTATTTTCTAAGGCAATTTGACTTTGAGCTAACATAAAGTCTTCAGGTTTAGTTTTATCTCTTATAGTATAAGACAAGGCTCTTAACATGTCTTTGTATTTTTGAGCATCTACATTTAAGTTTTCTGCTTCACCAAGAGTTTTATTACCAATAGTTACTCTATACTTAGTATTATCATTTTTAAAATTGATACGCTCCAAGTCATTTAAGAATTCAAAATAAGCAGTATTACCATATGTTCCTACTGCTCCTATATTTACAACAGCAGCTGTTTGATTTGCAGCCATAGTAGCTCTACCATCTTTTCCATTTATAAGAGTTGGAAAAGGAGATAATAATCCTGATTTTTTATCTGCATTAGAGACAATGTTATAGTATGCATTGTCCATATCTGTTATTAAACTTTTTAATGTACCTTTTGCAGCTATCTTTGGAGATGTATAACCAGCTTTACTTTCAAATTGCTGTGCATATTGCTTTACTTCACTATTTGTTAAATTATTAAATCTAACATCATGCATTTGTCCAGGAGTTTTACGACCTTTTGCTTTATCTTTTTGTTGTAGATAAGCAAATAGTTTTTTATCATAATCAGCAGATTCTTTAGCACTACCTGTTGGCCCAGTTTTTAATGGCTCTTTATTTTTAAAATCAGGTTCATATTTTTCCAGTATGTACTTAGTTGCAATATTAACAAAGTCATCATCATCATATTGATGTGTTACAACTTTTCTTTTATATAAATCAACAAGAGCTTTTTTAGTTTGTTCACTATAACCAGAGTTTGCAATGTTTTTCATCAATGCATTATCTATTCTTTCATCATTTGTAGCTTTAGTTTTATAGTATTGTTTTGCATACCATTCAAATTGCTGAACATCTACATCATGATTAGCCAATCTATCAGTAGCCTGATCTGGTGCTAATATTAAAGCAGCTTCCTCTTTACCACTATTTTTAACAGCCCATTTTTTTAACTGATCTCTGTATTTAAAAAGTTTACCTGATGTTGCTAAATAATTTGTACCAGCAGCTTCATCTTTTTTAAATTTGCTATATTCTTTATAAAACTCACCTTTTGCTTGACTAAAGTCTTGATTATCTTTAAGAGTTTCATTAGGATGCATAATTGCCCAAAGTTCATCATTTTGCAATTGTCCTGTTTCATAAAGATTAGCTACAGTAGAATACATATTTTTAGCATAACCACTTGTTAAGCTAGATACTTTTTCAAAGTAATCACCAGCCATCAATGTTGGAATATTTTCAATTTTAGTTTCAGTACCATCTGGGTTTACACCTAGATTAATTGTTCTTGTATATGCAGGATTAGGTTTAATATCACCGTTTATGTCATATACATAAGCACCACTTGTTACTAAACTTTTGTTACGTTCAATTAACTTAGCAGCATTAGCTGTTTTTTCAGCTCTTTGATCAGCTCTTTGATCACTTATTGCTTGTCTCTGCATTGCATGTTGATGACTAACATTCTCCATGTAAAGTTTACTGAAGTCTTGTTTAAACACCATGTCTTGACGTGCATGAATATCAGCTGCACCCATAACATCTTGTTCAGCATCAAAAGCAGCAATACCAGAATCTATCTTTAATCTAGCAAGCTCCATGTTAGTAAGATCTAAACCAGCAGCATTAGTCGGTCCTTGTGTAGTTAAAGTTCTTGATTCACCATTAAGTTTTTCATTAAGACTAGAACTATGAGCACTTACTTTTGTGTTTATCTCATAAAGCTCATTAAGCTTTCTTAAGTATTCATTTTGAGATGGGTTTACATCACCTTTTTCAACAGCTACTTCAACATTATTTTTCTTAGTTTCTGTCACCTTAACAGCCTCAGCATGATTCTGAGCTCTCTTAGCTGAATACGCACTTAGTTCATTGTACTTAGTTTGTAAGTATTCTTTTTCAGCAGCTAGTTTATCACCTTTAAATCTTTCAGCATTTTGGTTAACATAATCATTTCTGTTTACATAAGCTTCTGTTGCATATACTTTTTGAAGAGCTGGGTTGCTAGTGTATTCTGCTAAGAATAGTTTTTGTAAGGTAGGAAGTATTAAGTCTCCGTTCTTTTGTCTTACCATGTACATACCTGAAGCATCTGGCTTTTCAATATCTACTGATAAGTTCATTTCTTTTGCAAGTTCTCTATATACTTTAGCAGCATTCACATAAGGAGTATATTGAGCAGTACCAATATTTAAAGTTTTTTCTAAATCAGAATTTCTAAACTCTTCTTTTTTATACTGTAATTATTTAATACCAGTATCCCAGTATTGACCGCTCATTTTTTCATCAGGATTATTTTGTAAAGCCTGAGCACTACCTAAAGTACTATTCCAATTTTTTGTCCAAGCCATATCTTTCATCAAATACTTATCTTCATAGAAAGGTTTGAATACTTGTTTTGCTTGGTTTACATTTTGATCCAATGACAAATCTAGACCAGAAACTCTTTTAAGTTCAAAATCTAAATTCTTTAAAAGTTGATCTTTCTTCTGAATGTTTTTATCATGAGTCAAATCAGAATCATATAGTTCACCATATAAGTTATTAATCGCCTTATAATTAGTATCATACTGATTTTGCTTTGTCTGCATTGCATTAGCATAAAAGTTTAAGTCAGGTTGGAATGGTTGTAGTTCCGGAATAAAGTCTGTGACACCTTGAAGATAAGTACTCATTATAAATATATTAAGTTTGTATTATTTTTTCTCTTACCTAAGAGTCTTCTAGATAATTCATATTTTGGTATATTCAATATATCAGAAGCAACTCTAAGTGATTCATATATTTCTCCAGTAATTGTATTTTTTACCTGTTTTCTTTTAATACTATGTACTTTATAGAAATCTACATTTTTTAATTTTTCTCTAGCTTTAGCTAAATTTATTTTGCATTCTTCTGAATGATTATATTTTTTACCTGCTTCATAACAGTTAGGATGTAATTTTTTACCTTTAAAATGTTGTCTAAGTTTTTCTTTTGTTTCTTCTGAATGTAAAGAACAACCGTCTGGATCAGTAGGTTTTAAGTTATAACCTATTTCTCTATCTAAACAACTATAATAGTCAACCCAAAAATGTTCTTTTTCATGTAAAAGATCTGTGTCACATAACTCAACAACTTCAAACTTAAAATTTAATTCTCCATATTTATTCCAAGCATGTTGTAAGTAATCATTCTTGTGAACACCTTTTCTTAAATCATATAAATGACCATTTTTTCTTGTTCTGATATTTGAAGCACATCCAATATAAATCTTATTATTAACAAGATTAGTAATCTTGTATATACCAGGTGAAGATTGTAAGTACGTTGCCATAGTTTAAATGTATAATGTAAAACTATTAAATTTTTATAATTTAACTAAACCTCAAAAGTTTAGTATATGAATGGATATGTATTATCACCATATATGAAACCTCCTGATTGACCTTTTACTGCTCCAGGATAACCATTAGGGTTTTGTACAGCTTCTTTACTGTTATCACCATATAGTTCTTTATAAGCTGCAGCATGAGCTTTATCAGGATCCATTTTGTAAGTTTTAATATAATCATCCATCTTCTGTCTCATTGATGCAGCTTGTTCAGGCTTATTTGACTTACCCTGTGTAAAGCTCATTTTACCTCCAGAAGCAGCAGATGTATTATATTGTGGAAACATTTGGTTTAATGCATCTGTCTTCCATTTATTAGTGATAGAGTTTGCATATTGATTTCTTAAGTTACCTCTTAATGCCATTTTTGAATTATCATACTGTTGGTTAGCCATAGTATTTTGATCATATAATCTAGACTTAATACCTTGATTAGCAGCAGCTTCTTGATTCTGAATATTTGCATTATTAGTTTCAAACTGATTAGCAATATTTACATTGGCATTATTATATTTACCTAGAACATCAGCAGCATTTTTAGCAGCTTGTCCTTGAATACCAGAAGATCTAGCAGACAATGCTTGAGGTCCAGCAAACTGCGCCATACCTGCGGTTTGTATATTTGCTTGTTCAGCATTAGCAGCAAGCTCTCTAGTTGGATCTAAGAATGTAGGTTTAGGTGTTTGAAGATCTACAGAAGGAGCCCAAGGCATGTATTTTTTAACTTTCATTAAATCACCAAGTGCACCTGTAGTTTTAATAGTATCTTGTAACCAAGTTTCTGCAGGTTTTTCAACATCAACAGTTACATCTTCTGTACATTCATTACATTCTCCTGTATTAGGATCAGTACCAGTATCAGTTTTTGTACCATCAGATTTTTGACAAGGACATTTTTTTTCTACTTTAGTATCTTCTTCAGGTACTTCTTCATAAGTATCTTCAGCAGCAATTGAACCATGTTTTTGTTCTAAGAAAGTATTACCCGCATCTCCTTCAACAGGAGATATAACAGCACCTTTACCATTACCATAGATATCTTTTTCATCTGCTCTACCAGTGTTCATTTCACTATTTTGAGTAAATGTGCGAAGTCTATCTTGTTCTTCTGGTGAATAATCTTTATAAGTTCCATTAGAAATAGCTTCACCTACTCTTCTATAAGCATGTGTTGAAATTTGTTGTTGAGCAACTTTAACTTTATCCACTTTTCCATCAGGTCTAAGCGGTAATGCTGGAGCTCCAACATCCTTAATCATTTTTTCTCTACTTGTCCAACCTTTTGTTTTGTACTCTTCAAGTTTCTTTTTAGCACTAGCTAAATTAAAAGGTTGACCAGTATCAGGATTAATAGTACCTTGAGCAACAATATGAGCTGGTGTATCAAGACTAAAACCATCATTAGTTAACATTCTAGGATTAGCACCATTTGCACTTAACATAATATTTCTTTTATTGCTTTCTAACAAAGCATTTATTTTATCATCTGCTGATAAATTAGCTTCTGTAAGTTTACCTTTAAAATAATCACCAGTCTTTTCAGTAAAAGCTTTTGGATCATTTATAGTTTTATCATATTGTTCAAGATATGCTTTTCTAACTGGTGACTTTGGATCTTTATATTCTTTTTCAAGAAGTCCTATTTGAGCAGCAGCAATTCTATTAGCTTGAGTATCTTTTTCTATTCCTAAACCTTTAAGTTGCTCAGGAGTAATACCTTTTGCTTGTTCTTCTGGTGTTAATGCTTTACGCTCTTTTGCTTTTAAAGGTTTACCATTTCTAGTAATATTAAATTTAGCATTAGGATCAGTCTGTTTTTTAATTCTCATTTGTTGATTAATCCATGCATCATCTTTATCAGATGCATCTAAAGTAATTGGTTCAGCACCACCAGTAGGTGCTACAGTACTTGCACCTTTATCACCTTGATATTCATTTAATCCACCACCTCTTGCATATCTTGGAGTATGAGGTCTTCCAACATAGTTACCAGAGTTAATACCCATTGGCATACTATATTGTGCTTGCTCTAGAAAATCTCCTGTTTCTACATCAGTATACGGAACATCATAACCACCCATGCTCATACCAAACTGAGCCATTGGTTCAGCAACTGGTTGACCTTGGTTTAATTCTTGAGCCTCTTCAAAACTTGGTTGTTGACTTTCAGCAGCTTCATTCTCTTGGTTTTCTGCCATGTCAGTTTCATCACCATTCATTTGTTGAGCTCTTTTTAATTGCCCATCAACTTGAGAACTTAATTGTTTTATTTCAGGAGAGATTAATGCATCTTCCTTAATTCCATTAACTTCCATGTATGGTTTAGCTGCAGCTGGAATACCTTGCGGGAATCCTTTCTTAGCTTCTTGTGCTAATGCTAGAGCTCCAAGTTTTTGAGTATAATTTTTTATCATTAACTCAGCAGTCTTTCTATCTATTACATCAGAATTTGGATCTTCAAGAAGTTTTCTGTATTTCTCAATATCATATTGTTTAGCTAATTCTGCAGGAGTATAACTTTTCTTACCTGTAGAACCTTTACCAAACTTATTTAAGATATTAGGATCTTTCATATTCATCCCTCTGAAGTCACTATATATAAAAGTATCATCAGGAAGACTAAGTGGAACACCTCCGCCTGAGTGTCTAGGACCTTTGATAGTTTTATATTCTGGCATTCCATCACCATTAAGATCACCCCAAACACCTTCACCTCCTTCAGCTTCTAGATTAGCGTCTTCTCTAGGAACAGCTGTGATATACTTACTAGTTTTTAGTTTTGGTTGACCAGTATAGGTATTGTAATCTGCACCACCCATAGCTGGTACATCATTAGCTAAAGAACCTTGTACTTGGTAACCTGTTCTAGCTTGTGGTACTTTTGTAATTCTTACTTTCATCTTATCAAGATTATAAATATTCTACTTCACCTCCATTAGCAA